TGAACTTGTTCTTCGGTTCTAACCCGTTCTCTTCTATTTTCTTTGTATTGATGGTAATATCTCTTGCGAGATGATGAACCTTCTTTTCCATCCCAAAAAACAACTACTTTGTCTAATCTATGAGTCTCAATCGCTCTGCGTAGGGTATTAATAAAGTGGTATAACCCACCAATGTGATTACCCTTATGAAAGTGATTTTTGAGTCCAAAAAAACCGATGGTTAACAAGTTGTCTCCATCGACCAATAAAACATTAGACATTTCGTCTTTTACAATTATTCGTTAAACAATCAATCTTCAGTATCCTCTTCTACTATCGGTTCAAATTTGATATCCGTTACACTTGATACCGTTTCACCGAATAGTTTACTAACATAATCAAGATGTTCTTTAATGTAAAGTTCTCTTGATGTTTTTTCTTCTGCCGACTCCTTTGCTTTCATGAACCCATGAGGAGTGACCATAATCTTACCATCACCAAACTGAATACCGTTTACGTGATTCTTCATCACGGTAATCTTACTTCTTGTTGCGATAGTAATGGTTCTTTTGTTTCTTGTGATTGGAATTTTGGTTGTGCCGGCGTTTTTCTCATTACCAAAACGGAACACCAATGTTGAGTTCAACCAAACAGATTCTCCACCTTTAGCTTTGATTTTTGGTTGTTCGTATGGGTTACTTGGTAATTCAACCCATGGTTGGTTTACAATCACAAGTGTATTTGTGTGAGGTTTATCAGACCTTCTTGAACCTGAGATACGTTGGTTGATACCCATACCAATTTTATCTGATAGAACAGATGCATTGTGTTGTTTACCACCTTTACCTTCCCAAGTCATCTTACATGGAACTGAACCAACAGAATCCCATAGGAACAATAAATCGTAAGGGATATCGCCCTTTTCCTGAGCATCCATCATTTCATTGATGAAGTCGGTAATTTGTTCGATGTATTCAAAATCATTTCTGAAAATGAAATTACCCGTAAATGTGATTTCACCTGTTGATGGGTCAACTTCTTCTTCTACGGGAATACCCATAATATTAGCATGTTCAAAATTGAACTTCTGTTCAGTAATGATGAACACGGGAAGAATGTCCTTTTTAATGGCATCAGCAGCAGCCGCTAACAATGCGGTAGTTTTACCCGTATCAGAGTGACCCAAGAACATATTGATATGTCCAAGAGCGGGACCCGGTAAACCCGTCGCATCCAAAAACGCATCACCTAAATCCAAAAACCTATCGGGTTTGTAGGTCATTTTACTTGAGTACTTGGATGTTATACTCGAAATTGAAAAATCTTTTTTCTTAATTGCCATATTGATATTTTTTAAAAAGGAACACCCTCAAGGACAAAATGTCCAAGAGAGTGTCCTTGAGGTTTTTTAGAACGGTAAATCGTCGTCAGTGTCGTCTTCTGCCTGAGGGTCAACCACAGGAGTTGAAGGTGTAACATTTACAGGAGGTGACATCAATGTGGTTTCTTCTTCTGAATTAGAAACCCATTTTTTATTTTCTGAATCCCATTTTGGAACTTCACCTTTAGCAATCATTTCCAAATACTCTTCAGGTTTCTTAGAGTAAACATCAGACCACGTCAATTCATCATTAACCCAAGTTTGTGCAACACTACTATCAGTATGTAGTGGTGAAGCATCTTCAGGGATGATAGATGTGATTGTGGTGTACTCACGACCATTACCTGCTTTAGTTAAACCTAAAGTAATGATAAGGTCACGACCTGTGTTCATTTCAGTAATATCACCTTTGTTTTTGAATAGTGGGAAGATTTTATCGAGAACTCCCTCACCTTTACTGTTGTGTTTAAAACGCCAGAATTTAACACCATCCTGTTCGTTTTCTCTATCGATAACTTTTACAATGTAAAATTTACGAGCTCTGTACTGACGAGCAAGAACCTTATCGGATTCCAAACCTGTCATCTGAAGTGCATCATATACCTCATTTAAAGGTGAACGCTTACCTTCTTGTTTAGGGTCGTAAAGTTTTACCCAATTTCCATCAACTTGTACTTCATGGAAATACGCCTCTTTAAAAGGAGAGGTACCATCTGTCGTAGGTAGGATACGAATACGTTTCTCACCACTACGAGCACCTTTCGGTAGAAGTGTAGTAAAATACTTCTTTAATCGGTCTTCTTGCGAAACCTTGTTAGCATTGTTGCCGCCAGCGGCTTGTTTGTTCTTTTCGTACTGTGCCAGTACTGCATCAAATGTGGACATAAATCTTAATTTTAAGTTGTTATATATAAAGTATACGAAAAAAAAACCGGATTAAAAAATCCGGTCTTAAAGTTTTTCAAAAAAGTTTCGAGGAGTCTTACTCTAATGTTAAAAGATACAAAAGTTTATTCAATAAACCAAGCATCTCATCCTTTAAATTCAATAAATCAGTATCTCTCTTAGGGTCCAAATCTTCGGTAAACTCAACCAACGCATCCACACAAACCGTAATCATATCTTTTGGATTCATTTCGGATAAGTTTATAAGTTTTATATTATTAGTTTCATCATCCAATATAAACCTTCCATATTTGCCCATAGAAATCTCAACAAACTCGTCGATTAAATCTGAAAGTTCGTCGTGTGCCTTACCAAACGCTTTGTGTCGAGCAAGACCTTTAGTTTGCCAATGGTTGATTTTTAATTGTAATTGTAAACCTAATAAAAAATTTACTTTAGAAGCTAAATTCATCTTGTTCTTCGTCTTGTGGGTTGAATGTGTCTCTTATTGTTTCTTGTGAGTAGTTTTGAATATCGTCCTTAGTTAATACATACTCATTCTTACCACTCGCTCTCATCTCTCCTTGCTTTTGTGCAAAGAATTGTTGAGGGTTTTGGTTGAATGGGTATGAATCTAATGAACGCATCTGTAATCTTTCTTCAGGAGTTGGTTCTTTAACTTGTTCAATCTTACTACCTAACTCGTCGATTTTAGCCATTACCATATCCATGCTAGATAACTTCTGCTCCAAATCATTTAATTTGGTGAATACATCATCCATTTTAGTGATTACTCCCTGATGTTCACCCTTAGTGTCATCAAGGTCATTCTTAATAGATTTTGTCATGTTAACTAAATCGGTAATATCCAATTCTTCGACATCTGATTCCGCAGGTGCCGCTTCAGGTGCGGGTGCCCCCATTTCAGGTGCCCCTCCTTCAGGTGCTGGTGGTAATTCTCCTGCCGGTGGTTCAATACCAGGTTCAGCCGGAGCTTCGGGAGCCGGAGGTAACTCTTGCTCGTTCATTAATTTTCTCGCGTACTTATTGATTTGGTTAAAACGAGCAACCTCTTCTAAGAGTTTCTTTTCCAATTCCATAGTTTTAATCTTGTAATAATTGTCTTCCGTCTTCGGTTATGAATTTTTTATTTATTCTTTCAACAATACCATCCTTACTTCTGATGATATAACATTCACCAGTACGTAAGTCACACTCTTCTCTCTCCATACCATCGTTAGAAACGTTCTTTACGTTCTTCGGTGCCATGTAGTTGTTAAGTGCACTATTTAATTTTTCGTTATTCATAGTATTTTCTTTTATAAATATCCAAGAAATGGTAAAATCCATGAAAAAACCACCGCTCTTATTAATAAATAACTAATACAGGAAATATTCAACTGCCACATAATCATGGTGATTTCGTCAATAATACTTTCTATTGGGTGTTTCCTCACATAGAAGTATCTAAAAAGGACAACCCACATTAAAATGTTAAGAAATGCGGTTAATGTCATGACATCTTAAAGTATATCACTTCACCTTCGTGAATACCTAACTCTGACATCAATGCCGGTGACATACCCATTCCATATCCATCAACCTTTGGTCCTACTGAAATCGGTCCCTGTACAGATAATGGTCCAAGATTACTATCTAATTGATAACTTGAGTTCAAGGTCAAGGTTTTACCGTTCTTTGGATTTTTAAATTGGGTGGTAGCAGTTCTAATCTTAGATGCATTGGCGGTACTAAGTTGGAATCTAACATTATAGAATTTCATACTTGAACCACTAACATCTGACCATTTAATACCTTCCGCAACA